TTGCAAATGAGCTATGTCATTTGCGTGCGTTGCAAGTTCTCTGGCAGTTTGTATGTCGTCAACCATGTCAGCACTTCCACGCTCTTAAAGATTTATTAATCCGACTGTTCGGGTCGTTTGCGGTTTTCGACGAAGTTAGTTTTTTCTTCATGCCGGTCATACGCGCACAGAAGGAGTCCTTGCGGGAACCGCCCTCTGGTTGCGGGGCTTTTAAACCCGGCTTCCCCGGGTTTGCTTTGTTGTAGGAGGCACGCCCTTTGGCGTTCAATCCGCCCTTCGGGTTCTTGCCTTCTTTGCGAGTCCATGCCTGTGTTTTAGCCATAAAAAACAGTAATGCTTGCAAGATTAGTCATAGTTGCAAAGACGTTTGCTGTACACAAAACACCTTCGCCCGGAACAACTACATTAAACGAGTTAGGGTTGGAGTTAGAAGGGATGTCTACTTCCAATACACTAGTAGTCCCGTCTTTTAAAATAACTGTTCCAATTACACTTGCATTAGCGCACATCACCATACCTTTAATTCGAGCGCGTCCCTCAAAGACTACGCCCGAACTATTTAAATGTGATGATTTAACGTCTGTTTGCATAGCCATAATGGCCCCCTATTAGACGTTCTGTTGACCGAACAAATAGTCAGCCACGTAGTACTGAATGGTGCCGCCTACGTCGCCAGTAGCGCTGCTTGAACTGCTAACTGTGATAATCGCTTCTTTAGTAGCAGACATGACTGTGCCCAAACCAGCGCCGTTACCTGTTGAACCTGGAGTAATTGTGATTGGCGAAGTTGCTGTTGCGGTCTGTACCAAATAGCTGGTGTTAGAAGCCGAACCATCAAGCAATACGTAGCCGACGTTAATGGAGCCAGCAGTAGAAGGGTTAGTAATCATTACCGACGTAACAACTGCGTTAGCAGGCAGAACAAGTACGGCAGTTTGGCTAGAAGCTACAACAGCGTTAGATAGTGTTACTACGTTAGCTGTGTAAAAAGTTGCAGCCATAACCATCGAGCCGCAATAAGCTGAACGATCAGAGGTATCGCCGCCTGAACGCCAAATAGCTTGGGTAGTAGAAATTCCCATAATAAATTGTCCTCTTCATGCGAGTTAGGTGTTGGCAGTCTGCATGAAAGTCAGCCGGGACTGTCTGCCAAACCGGATACCCCGGAATAGTTCTTTTATACCATACAAGAAAGGGGGGCGAAAGCCCCCCTCACTCAATTACGCACCTTGCGAACCGAACATGCCTAGCGGGTCAGACCAGCCAAACGAGTAACGCTCACGAGCCTTGTAACGTACGTTACCAGTATCAAAATCACCGTCCATACCAGTAGACATTGGCACACGAATAAAGTGCTTCATGCCGTTTGGAACGTCGGTAGTTAAATACCAGCCGTTTGTGTCGGTCAAGAAGTGATTAATCGTATAGCCTTCTGGAATCGAACCATTGTTCTTCAACGCGTTGATGTCGTTGTCGGTAGTACCAACACGCAGGCTGGTTTCCAACAAACGGGTCGCAACAAATTGCAGAGCCGATGGGATGATTAATTTACGTGGTTTAGCAGCAATCAACAGGCCACGTTCGTCAGTCCAAGCAGCGATTTGAATAACGGCGGCTTCCAAGGAAGTCTCGTTCAAGTCGGCCTGAGTAGACGGCGTGTTGCTGTTAGTGCCGCCAGATACTAACGGGTGTGCAGTTGAGAACAAAGGTACGCCATCACCGCCGTAGTACTGAGCGGAGTTAGAGAAACCGTTGTTAATAACCGCTGCTGCTTTAACTTGCTTGGTATAAGCCATCGAACGTGCAAGAGCTTTCGTGTAACGAGCCGACAAAGAGTCGTACAAGTTATCTTCGATTGCCTCTTCGGTCAGGGAGAAGCCCTGAGCGATGGTTTCGTGTTTATAGCGAGCAGTCCACGCTTCTTGCGCATTGTCGTAACGAATTGCACTACCTTCGTTTTTGACAGGTGCAGCAGTAAAGCCTGACAGCTTGGTTTCTTCTTCAAACGAACGCTCGGAGGTCTCTGTTTCGTAGAGTTCTTTGTGTTCTTCGCCGTAGCGTGCGTACTCCAGACCGAACAGAGCGTTCAGGCCGGGCAGCAGCTCTTTAAGCAATTGAGCGCGTGAAATAGCCATGGTTTATGCTCCTTATACGCCGGTTGGGTTGAGATACGCATGACCGCCGGTAACCACAGTAGCCACAGTATTACCGGGGCTAGTAAACGTAGAAACCATGAACGGTGCGTTGAACTTACAAATCAGTTCGCAGAAGCCATTTGAACCGTTCGAAGTATCAGGCACGATGTCAACAATACGGACAGGGAACGACGCGGTAGTTGCGGTGTTAGCACCGTAAATACCGTTAGCCGAATCGCCAGTATTGTTTGAGCCAGTATTTTGGCTAATGACAGCGTTTTCGCCTACAACTTGCGAACTTACAAACACAACAGTTGTGTTTGAACAAGTAGCTACTTTAAACAAAATATCAGGGTCATCAACTACGTAAGCTTGGATGTCCGAAGCTGCGGTATTTGCCGGATAAAACTGCGAGAATGTCTTCTGGCTATTGGTAGGGTTAGTGTAAGTACAACCAACGAAGATGCCCACCGGAGTAGCCGTGCTGGTGCCAACATCTTTTTGGATGGTGCCATCAGAAGCCATCTTAACCACGTCGCCATAAAAAATGCCAGTAGCGTAGCCACTAACAATTCTCATCAAACGAGTGGAACCGGCGTACACCTGACCACCGATCAAATTGACCGGTTGAAAGCCATACGGCTTGTCAACTGTAGGATATGCCATAGTTAAACTCCAAAGTTAGAAAATTACTTAATACCCTTGCCAAAACTTGTCGCGGATTTCCGTTCATTGAACAGAGGCATCCTTGGGTCGCTTTGACGCATAAGGTTGTTATCAACCGACTGCATCCAGCCTTCTGCCTGACGTTGGTAATAATCATTACGAGCTTCAACTTTCTTTTTTGGCATCTTGCAAAGTAATAAACCGCCCATTTGCACTTCGCCGTTTTCGTTAGCGTTTAGCTTTAATTCTGGGTGATCTACTGCCCTTACAGGCTCCCAACCCTCACGAATTTGTAATGACACATGAGATGGGATAGCTTGACCAAAAACGTGAGTCGCAATCCAACGGAACTTAAAGTCCGGGTCAGGAATTGGGTCTGGCAGTACGCTCGGCGGTTTATAGTCGTCACGAGTTGATTCTTCGCGTGTTTCAAATTCACGGGATGTGCGGTTAGTAGCCATTTCGGCCCTCCATTTTCATAAGTTCAACGGCATACTGCTTAGTAGTTAAGCCAAGTTTAGCGGCAATTACTTCTTGCGATCTTGTCAACTTAACTTTTTTGGTTGCAGTAGAACGCGCAGCGGATGCGACAACTGTCGCGGCTGGTCTTTTTGAAGTGGATGCGCCTTGCGGCTTTGCAGGCTCCCCAAAAATCTCGGGGAACTTTTCTCTGAGGCGAGAGTCGATTCTCTCGTAGTATTCGTCTGTCCGGGCGTAGTCAGCGCCGTTTTCCGCAGTTAGCCGCTGATGTGCAGCAAGAGCCATCGCGGTGACTTCCTCGTAACCGGGCGCTCCGAACCACTGGTTTTTAGCTTGCCAGCGCAAGGTCTTATCGTCGGGGCGCACCTCTGGTTGAGGCGATGGTTGACTATATACCTGTTCCTGATCGACTTGTAAAGAGGTTGGCCTAAAATTATTTGCTTTGTCCAACCTGATTTTGGCATCTTGCAAGTTTTCTTGCGCCGCCAACATTGCATCAGTATCGTAAGACTCAGCCGCCTCTTTGTATTGTTTCCGAGCCATCTCCAGATCGGCCTCTGCTTTTGACTTCAATACTTCAGCAAAGGTCTGTTCACCAGAATTAACGTACCCGCGCAATTGCTTGTTTTCGTTTACAAGCTGCTGGGCTACCCGAATAGCTTCCTCGCGCTCACGCAGGGCTGTCTCTTTAGCACGGCGTTCATCGTGCCGGGCATGAGCCAACTCTTTGATGCGCTTTTGAACCTTGTCGCTGTACTGCTCAATCTCATCATCAGAAGGGTCAGTTACTTCGCGCTCCAGAGGTTTTCTGCCTCGGTCTTGTTCGGGGGTATCGTCTTCAATTTCGATCTCGACATCGGACTCGGTGCTGATATCAATATCATCGTCTTCCATCCGTATTTCTGGCAGGTCATTATCCCCGCCCTTGCCCGGAATGCTTAGTTCCGTCATGTACTCTTCGGTAGCCATGTGTTTCTCCTTATGCTGCGCGTGCGTAACCGCGTGGGTCTTCTACCGTGCCATCAACTTGATCGTCAAAAATTATACGGAAATCGCGTCCGTGAATTTGGAATCGAGTACCGCTGTAAGCACGAACCAAAACAAAATCACCTTCTTTACACCAAGGACCGCTTGGGAATCTATCTGTGTCTTTGTACGCATCAGGCCCCAACGCTACAACAAACAACACCGTTGTAGTTTGTTCTTCAATGCGCTGTGACAGACTTGCTTTAGCAATAAACGAATCATCAAACGTATCTCCTGCTGGTGGAATTGCGCACAAAATTTTGTGCCCAGTAGGTTTTGGTAATTGACGTGCTTTATCTTCATCGCCGGGCGAATCAATTGTTTCGCCTGTTAAATCTTTTTCTTGTTTAATCAAGTCTTTCAAATACTGCGGGAGCATTAAATCACTCATCGAAATCATCCTTTGTGGCTTTCTCAGCAAGGTCAAGTAAATGGCGCTCTGCGATAGCTAGACCTTGAATTACACCGCAAAGCTTTGTATAAGCAGCAAAATCAGCACAGGCACCGCCTGCTACATCATCAGCGTAGTTGTTCATATCGTCCCGAATTTTTCTGCGCAAGATGTCAACAAACGACGTGTACTCCTGTAGGGTTGTCATTTAGTTCCTTTTGACTTAGGTTGGGGTTTGTTTAGCTCTTGCCGACGAAACTCCATGTCAGCTTTAATTTTTGCAATGTCCGTCCCCATGCGAACACCTTCAATTTCGTTAGAAGACGCAGCCTTTGCTTGGTCGAATTGAGATTTCATACCCAACTTCATACCTTCCAACTCAAACTGCGCAGAAACTTTTTCTCTTTCAAGCTCAAGTTTGTCTGCTTGTGCAGCAGCGTCTGCTGCAATTTTTGCTTTCTTAAGCTCAAGCTCTTGTATCTTGAGTTGAAGCTCTTGCATCTGCATTTGAAGAACCGGGTCTTGTTGGTTTTGTTGCGCTTGTGCAGCGGCGGCTTGTTGTGCAACTTGGCCTTGGCTGTTTTGTAGAACGATAGGTGCGGCTTGTGCAATAAGCCGTGATAGCTGTACTTCTACAGCAGGGTCTAACTTATCGTCAGGCATTGGTAAATCAGCGCCCAACGCTTCTTGTATCTTGTTGCGATATGCAAAGCCTAAGTGTTCTGCAATGTGCGCCATCATCGCCTGTTGAATCATCGGCGCTTGTGGGTTTTGTCCCATCATCTGTTGAATCAACGGGTCTTGCACAGCAGCCATGTGTACTTTGATGTGTGCTTCGTGGTCTTGGTACATAAACGCTTTCACAGGCTTTAGCTTCAGCACGTTCATGTTTTCTGTTATTGGGTCTTGTGGCGTACGATCGTCCTCCATCGGCACCAACTTATTGGCGTTTTTTATGCCTAGTACGTCCAACATCTGACGATGCAGCACAGGCATGTCGTATATCTGTGGCGCAGTCTGCGCTAGTTGCAACACCGCTTGATACTGAACAACCCGCTGCGACATCGTTGCAGCATTAGGGTCAGAGACAGGAATGATCTCTATGTCTTCGTAGTCAGATTTTTTAGCGCGTCTGTTGCCAGATGTAGGCTCGTACTCGTAATCTTCAGGCGAGTAGTCACGAATAATTGCTGCTAGGAGTTGGAGTTCTTGTTTGAGGGCGTAGTGGACTCGGGCTTGAACGGCAGACATAACCTTGAGCGTTCGTTCAAGTATGGCAAGAGTTGTTCCCACCGGAGTATTAGCCGACATATCGGACACTTGGATGTCGGCAGTTGCTGCGAAACGTCGGCCTTCCTCAACGATAGTACCAAGGAGTTGGAATAGAGTAGCCGATGGTTCTTTGTAAGGTAGCGGCAATATGTTGTCACGGATAGCTCCTGAACCTGTATCTACGTCTCGCCATTCGCCCGGAGCGATTGGTGTGTCATCGCCTTTAATCCGAAGTCCTCGCGATTTAAGTCCTCCGGGGAGATTGCTGAGAGTTCCCGCATCCACGAGTTGTCGCATAAGGCTGGTGGCTGACTTGGCGTAACCACCGATGAGATGAAACAGCCCGAAGCCGTAGGGACCAAAGCCGGGAATATATTGGTAGTGAACAAAATGTTGCCTCTTTAGTTTGAGATCATCGTCTTCTAACCAGTTGCGACGAATAGATAATATGTCGTCGGAACCTTTAAGTATTGTCACCACGTATGGCAACGCTATGCCGGTAGGTTCACCGTCTTCATCAACATCTTCATAGCCGGGCAAATCTAAGTCAACATGCACTTCATACAGCTCGTAGCGGTCATCAAACGCCGCTGACATGCCTGACTCTTTGTCTTTCTTCTGTTGTGTTTCGTTGGTTACTTTAGGCGGCTCCCCTAAATCAAGGTCGCGATAAAACCCAGCTTTTTGCAATTTTAAAACGTCATTCTCGTTCTTGCGCATGCGATGTGTTAGACGCTGGCATGTTTGTAGTTCTGTCGTGCCGTAAGGCAGGATGATGTCTTCTGCTGATACGTAGACCGATGTTTGACGATCTAGTGTGGGGTCTACATACACTTTTTTAAACGCGGAGCCGATGGCAGGTAAAGAGAACAGCATGCGTTCATGTTCAGGACGAAACTCTTTCATGACCTCAGTCAATTCGTAGTTCATGTCCTCTTGCACACGCTCTGCAATCTCTTTCTTCTCAGGTGTTTCTTTACCTAAAATCTTGGCCTTGGTTGGTCCTTTAGCTGGGAATGTTTCTGTAATTGTTTCTGATTGAAAACGAACAACAGCTTCAGTAATCATAGGGTGAAACACGCCGCACGCGCCTGACCACGGTTCAGTACGTTCTTCGTATTTCAAACCTAACAGCGTCAAGCCTTCTTTATAGGTATCTTCCCAATCCTTGCGTGAAGCCAAGTCGTTACGCACGTCATCCAAAATTTCGCCGACAAGCGACTGCAACTCGCTCTCATCAATCTCTTCTGCAAGGTTGGCGTTAAAGTCTTCTTCCTCTTCTTCGCCCGGTTCAATTTCAATTTCCATGTCGCCAGCTTTAATACGCACGGCCTCTGGGTCTTCAATCTCAATCTCTATGCCATCTTCTTCTGCGTCGGCTGGCATGCCCAAGGGGGCAGCGTACAGGGCTTTATCTATCGACATGGTGCGTCCTTAATAGTATGCGTGTGACTTGCGTTTAAAAAATGTCGGTTCATCCTCGTAGTCGCTTGGCAGACTGATGAAGCCGCCTTGGCGATAGCGCAGTAGCGCTTGGGACACCGTATCAACATAGTCGTCATGCTCTCCCACAGGGAAGGCTGCGACCTCCTCAATCACTTCTCTTGCCCATCGTGTGTCTGGTGCCCACACTTTGCCGCTATGGAAGAAGTCGGCAACAGCGTTAAGACGGGCGGTTTTGTCTGTGGTGCCTTTAACACGTCCTCGGCTGGGGGTGAATTCATCAACGGGGATTCCCATTGCTCTGAGTTCTTGGATAAGTGGTGCGCCTGCTGCCTTTTTCTCCACAATGAACGCATCTGGCTCCCACTCCTTGTAATGTTTTAAAGCAGTTGCCTTTAATTCAGGGAACTGCATCCGGTCTTTGAACGCGTCTAGCAATATCAGGTTAGGTGCGCCGTTGTCCTCGTCGTTATACCAAACGCCCCATGTAGTACACGCGCTATAGTCGGCTGATGTTTTGGATTCATGCGCCGTATCCCAGCTCTGAATGACGTAGCTACACTCTGGCGGCTCATCATCCTCCCAAACTTTCCATGAACCGCGCCCAATAATGGCTGACACGTCCGATGTTGGGTTCTGCATGTACTGCGCGTTCCAAAACCGGGGGTCTAAGTTAGCTTTTTTGGCTTGTAACATCTCCAACGGCCACTGCTCAGGCCACAACGACTTCTCTTCCGGCGTTCCCTCGTTAAATATGGCAGGTAACTCCACAATTTCCCACGTATCCGCGTTTGGGTTCTTAATTTGGTAGTCAATTAAGCGTCCGGTCAGGTCAACCATACTCCAACGCGTCATAATTACAATAATTGCGCCGTTTGGCATCAGACGTTGCAGCGGACCCTGCTGGAACCACGCCCATGCGGCATCAAATGCACCGCGGCTGTTGGCTTTCATGTCCTGTTCTGAGTGTGGGTCGTCAATTACAAACAAATCAGCACCACGACCAGCCAACGCACCACCCACACCGGCTGCATAGTACTGGCCTCCGGCGCTAGTTGACCATTTACCGGCGGCTTTCTGGTCGTCAGCTACCTTAGTTTTGGGAAAAATGTCTGCGTATTCCTCGGACTCCAGCAAATTTCGCACGCGACGACCAAAATCCTCAGACAAACCCGCGGTGTGGGTGCCCATGATGATCTTTTTCTCGGGGTATTTGCCAAGGAAGTAGGCGGGGAACAGGTAGGAGGAAAACTCTGACTTACCCATACGTGGCGCGATGTTGATAATCACGCGTTTTTTCTTACCGTCAATGACGTCTTGGAAGATTTTGGCTAGCTTCCTGTGATGGGGGCCAATCTTAAAGCCCGGATAAACCTGTGTCGCAAACCCAAGTACTGAATCTTGAGCAGCTTTCTTACCCGCACGGTTCGCCCTCTCCTCCAGATCAGACAGCAGTTCTGCTTTCTCCTGCGCTGAGAGCGTAGGTAGTATCTTGTTAAGCGCTGCGATTTCATGCTGGTTCAGGTTCATCGTTGGCCTTCGGCGTTTCCTCTACGTACATAACGTCAGTTATATCCACGATTTTTGCCATGCGTTCTAGCTTCTCTTTAATGCGACTATCTAGTTCAGAATCCGACAATACATTATTTTTAACTTCTACCCGGTCAGTAAATAACGCAACCTCTGTTACCTTACCCAACAGTTCAAGCGCACGTAGCCGTATCTTGGCATCAGGGTGTTTTGTTTCCTCCACCAACTGCGCTACTGCATAGCCCCTAATCTCCTTAGCCTGTTCAACAAAGTGCCAATCGTACGCAGTTAACATTCCAACAAGATGCTTTACCGCTTCTGGCGTGGTCACTTTCGTTAACGCCGTTTTTTTAGTTTTGGGGTCTTGGTCTTGGGTTAGTACAGCAAACGCTTGTCTGGCGCTGTCTTCCTGAATCTGGTCTGTTATGTCTTCGTCGGATACCGCGCCCAGTTCTTCAAGCCATTTAGCCGTTTCAACTTGTGCGTCCATCAGTTGTTCAGGGCTTGCTTTGGAGAAAGGCGTAGCCACCGGCGCGTTGAGAACGTCGGGAGTAAAAACAGTTTCATCTAATAAATGCTCTAGCATAGGCGCTGACCATTGCAGTCACGTTGGGCGGAGTATATACTCAGTTTTGCGGTTGTGTAAATTTTTACATGATTGCTGTCTCCGTGGTTGGAGATGTTGTTCTCCGCTTTGGCGGAGATGTTTCTCGCTTAGGGCAACGGCCCTTTCAGGCCCCTACTTCGGTGGGGGCTTTTTTTATGTGTGTTTGTCAAATGTTAGACAAGTTCCTATTTGATTTTTTATAGAAATTTTTGTGTTATTTATTTGACTACTTGCTCATGTTTTGCTTTTTTTGGGTATGTTATTGAATTTGAAACAAAAGTGAGATTGCGTGTGGGGAATAGTGATCTATGGCGACGCCGCTTCGCTGCTGTGGTTGCTTGGGTGGGGGTATGGTGGGGTTCGCTCTTAGGGAATAACACGTTAAAAAATAACGTGTATGGTAAAATATAGTTGTCGGTTTGAGAGCACTTCGCTCTGCAACGACGTCAAGCGGGACAAGTTGTCCCGCTTAGCTTTTTGAGGAGAACCACCATGTCACAACGTAAGCACTCGCAGTTGTTTGACTGCTTTGACGTACTGTCATTCGATCAATCAGACATCGATGCAATCGTAAGCGAAGCCAAGTCACTTGGCGCAAAGACTCGTGCTCAAGCTAACGAGTTGATCTTGCTTTGGGCGCACGATCGTTTCGGTATCAAGATCGTTGACACGCTCGACCACAAGAAGAAAGTCAAAGGCTTTGACCCTGAGCACCCAGACTTTCAGGCTATCAAGAAGCGCAAGAACCGTATCCTTGCTCGTATGGGATTCGGCGTTAAGACCACAAACCATGTGTTAGACAAAGACCCTTTGCTTGCAAGCGCAGAGCGTTTTGCTAAGTCTCACACTACCGCGCAGATTAAGAAGTACATCAAGTTCTTGCAGGAGCAAATCTAAGCGAGACACGTTGTCCCGCTTTCAACCGAACCGCGCAGGGAATCACCCCTCTGCGCGGGATTTAATCCATGTCTAATAGGAGAACCACCATGTCTGAAAAATTAGAAGACAAACTAGCAACGCTAGTATCACTAGCCTTTGACGCACACCAACAAGCGGCAAAACTTGGCATTGACAAAGCAACCGTAAAACAGATATTCAAAGCATACGACTTGCTGATTGCAGCAGCACTTGACCATTGTGGCAACAAACGTAAATTTCAACCAATGGATCGTATCGACCGCCGCCACAGACAGACATTCAACTAAGGAGAATGTCATGCACGTAACTTTTGAAAGCCTAGCAATTGGCGAGGTCTACATAACAGTAGATTTCTACGAACCAGAGTACAGCGATGACCCAGAGTACAGAGTCATGATGGTCAAGACAGGCAAGAACTCTGCGAAAGATTGTTTACACGGCGTAACCTACGCTTGTGACGGTGACGAGATTGTGGAGGTAGGTGTATGCACCAACTCATAGCCGACATCATTGTCTGGGCTTGCGCCCTTGTATTCGCTGTCTATACCTTCATCAACCTAAGCTAAGGAGAATCAACCATGAGCGATATGTACCTACTAATTCAAGAAGTAGCACGACTGGCACTACAAAACGCAGCAATGACTGAACACATAGCGCAAGAGCTAGATGTACACACCGAGGAACTGCAACAGCTTGGCGCGTATCTCGAACGCGTTCTCAACTTAACCAACTAAGGAGAATCAACCATGCGTAACGACCAACTCAAACACGCTTTGCTACGTGCAGGATTTAAAGCAGAGAAGGAAACACAATTGAAGCGGGACATTGTGTCCCGCAATAGAGTGACTGATGAGAAGCCTGTCTGGGACTTGCTGCCGCAGTCAGAGCGTGAGTATTTCATTAGCACGTTAAAATCTAACGTGTAATATGGGAACAAGACGTGTCCAGAATGTAGCGTCTTTTTCAAATCAAGTGCGAAAGGGCGAAACCCTTTATCTATCTATCTTTTAAAAGATATTTATATATATATGTCCACTTGTCTATCACCTTGCCCATACAAGCCTGTCCATTTAGAATGTTAAGTCATTATGAGAAAGCAAAACAAACTCACAACAATCACCAACATTCTCGCCAGCCCTTTGATGGTTCTGAAACAATAGACAAGTGGACAAAAAAAATGAGATGCCGCGCCAGTACTAGCTCATAGCGTTGCCGCGTGATTTGAATTACCCCCTACAAACTGGACACAAACAGGAGGACACACATGAAAGCTGCTACATCTAGTAGTAAAAAGAAGCGAGGCAAGACTGCGTACATACAACTGACGCACAAAGAACTAATCAATAGACTGACGGCACGCAACCTGCCGCCGATCATGGTGGCAACAATAGCTGAGCGTGTACGTGAGAAGAAAGAAGCGTTGCGTATTGATTCGCACGCTAAGTCACGGCATCGGCACGCGTGGCAGGATGTGATTGCACCCTTGCTTAAAGAACAAAGCAGCGTTGCCGCACGACTAACACGCATGAGAAAGGCTAACGACACAGAGCAACTAGCTGTCTATGAACCGTATGCTAGTGCGCTCAGTAAATGCTTGGGGTTGTTGCGTACGTACCAGAAAGGCGGCAAGCTCCCGCCGCAGGAAGAATACGCGTTTAGAAATAACGTGTCAGATGCTAAGCATGAAATACCGCTAGGCAGGGCATGGGTTGATTGGGTTCCTGCGAACATAAAGATAGCGATGCGACAGGCACACGGCAAGCTACAGAAACCACATACACGCACGTTGCTGCCATTGTTCAGACGTGACGAGGACATCAAGCGCGGCTACATGAAACAACATGAGCAGGTTAAATCGGTGTGGCGTAGGGAAATGAATCACCTACGTGATGCGATAGACCATGCGCCCGAAGGTACACGCGGCTACGAAGAACGACAGCTTGCATTGATGTGCATAGCGATGGAGAAAGCTAACAATGTACCGCCCATCAAACGACTACAGCCATCGTGGAACAGGTACGTAACTGCGCATGACAGGGAAGAAGTATTCAGAGAGGCGCATCCCTCATGGCGCTCGCGGGTGTCATCGCTTCCCGCCGATGAAACGCCGGTTGACTGGGAGTAAAGCATTTAGTTTTGACACGTTAGTTTTTAACGTGTTATATTTAGCGGGACATGGTGTCCCGCTTATTTTATGGAGGTGTGCAATGAACTGGAACAACAGAGTAATAAACGAAGACGGTACATTAGTCTTTGCTGAGGTGACGTACATAGACGGCAAACCAGTAGGTTACACAACGCCTTGCTTAGTGGGTGACGACATCGAGGAGTTGCGCCGCGTTCTGGAGAAGTTAACCGCAGCACTTGATAAACCAGTATTAACGATGGACTCATTCAACGAAGGGGTAAACCATGACTGAAGCAGAGAAACTAATCGCCAAGTTCAAAGCGCAGCACGAACTAACGCTATGGCGTATTGAGCAAGAGAACAAACTATTAAAAGAAGTGGAGGCAAAGCTAACCAAGCTGAACCAAAAGCTCGAGCAGCAAGAGTACTACTTACAGCAGCACAACGCAGCATAACCAACCACACTTTAAGGAGAAGCATCATGTCTATGTCAACTGACTTTTTTACTAAGCCTCACCCTGTCCTGCCACGCATGGATGGCAACAACTATATCCCTCGCTTGGAACACGCGGTGCTTGTCGTCATGACCAGTACCTATAGGTTCATGCACACTACCAACTTCGACAGCGCCAACCACGTCTACGACGAACCAACCCGCATCGAAGCGCGTCACAGACTCGAGTCATTCTTTAGCGCAGTACACAAGATGGCTGAGCGTGGCGACTTCGAAGACCCACACGCAGCACGCCGCTTCGTAGACAACACGCTGTATGCCATCGTTGCCAAGATCAGAGGCGTACTGTTTGACCTGCGCTACGACGACAGCGAGGGGCAACGCCTCGGGCTGGACATGACCAAGATACTGCGTGCGCTCATGTCCCAACAGCTTGAGACTATCGCAGACGACACAGGCTACGGCTTGCTTGCGCTGACATGGCATCTTGCATACGGCGACATGAGCAACAACACAAACCTCTCACGCAGCAGCCGCAGTTTACTAGCCAATGCCATACATGGTCACGCAGATAACGACCGCGATGAAGTCGAGGAGCTACTGCAAACCAACGGCTTTCATTCATGCTCTGACTGCTATGACTGGACGCATGAGGACAACTTGCAAACACCGTACAACTGCAACGAGCTTGTGTGCAACTCATGTATCGAGAACAACTACCGCTACTCAGATCATTACGGGCAGTATGTTTACAACGACAGCGGTCGTTGGGCGTTGGATGCAGACGGTGACGAGGTGTTCATTCATGAGGATGACGATAACTTCTCTTGGGATGATGACGAAGACCAGTACATTCACTACAACTACAGCGGCAGAAAGCCGCAGCTACTCGGCTCGTATCACAGTCGTGCGCGTGTCGGTAGGCAGCCTCTCATGCACTCAGTCTGGACTAAGCGCAACGACCGCTTCATGGGTGTAGAGCTTGAGGTCGAGGTCAAGGATGGCAACATCGACGACCATGTGGAAGCACTCAACAACAAGCTCAACGATGGCGAGGTCGGCAAGCGTGTGTTCTTCGAGGCTGACGGTTCACTCACGCATGGCTTCGAGATCATCACTAACCCGATGGGTCTGGACTCACACTACGAGTTGTGGTCTGCGCTTGCAGATCGTGATTTGGTGCGTGGTATGCGCTCACACGATACGTCAACGTGTGGTCTACATGTGCATGTCAGTCGTAAAAATATGCACACCATGCAACTCAACAAGATGAATGTGTTCTTGAATAGCCCTGACAACGCTGAGTTAATCAAAGCGGTGGCGCGTAGGTACAACGTCAACTATGCACGCATAGCACAGAAGAAGTTATCCAACGCACACAAGTACGACATCGAACGCCGCGATGCACTCAACATCTGCGGTGACAACACCGTTGAGTTTCGTATCTTCAAGGGCACACTTGTATACGACACGTTGTTGTCTGCTATCGAGTTTACAAATGCAGTCGTCAACTTCACCATGCCAGCATCAACGGCAGGCTTTCACCTATCAACACAACGCTTCATTGACTTCATTGATTCACCGTCACAACGTAGCGAGACAAAGCACTTACGCAAGCATCTCGTCAACACTAACATCATGTCGTAATCCAACCACAACTAAGGAGAAATAACTATGTGTATTCTTATCCATCACCCTGCAAACGTATCATTCAGCGATGAGTTGTTGAATGACTTCTATGAATACAACTCTGATGGCTTCGGTGCTATGTACTCAGAGGGCGGCAAGCTCGTAGTCGTTAAGACACTAGGCAAGCCGCAAGAAATCAATGCGCTGTACAAAGACGCATTGAAAGGTCGTGAGTGCATCATTCACTACCGTATGAAAACCCACGGTGACATCGACATGGACAACTGTCATCCATACAAGGTGACTGACGAGATATGGATGGCACACAACGGCATCCTGTCGATGGGCAACCCAATAGATAAAGCCAAGTCAGACACATGGCACTTCATCAAATTCATTCTGCGCCCTGCGTTGGAAGCTAACCCTGCGCTGCTCTTTGACCCTGACTACCAGACGTACCTCGAGGAGATGATCGGCAGCAGTAACAAGTTTGCGTTCATGCACAGCAGCGGCGAGAGCGTAGTCATCAACTATGACGCAGGTGTTGAGCATGAGGGCGCGTGGCTATCCAACACCTACGCATGGTCAGCACACTTGCATGGTCACGGTCACAAGTACAAGACCAACAAGTACTACTCAGGCAGTTGGGGTATCGACGACTACGGCTACAACATCAAGGGGTCAACCAAGCACAACAGCAAGACTCTAGCAAGCGGTGCTGCGTTCGGTGACTACGACGATGAGTATGCAGAGTTCGAGGACTACGCGCTGTATGACTCTGATGTTTCATCGTTCGGCAAGAAGTTGAACATTCGCAAGGTAACCAAGTCTGCATACAACTGTCACAAGCGTGGCACTAAGGTGCTGTATGACTGGGTGTTGATGGCTCCCAACAAAGCAGCGTACCTGCTCGAGCAAGCGTTTGGTGAGAAGGTAGAGGGCGAGATGTGGGACATGGTCAACGCGTATCCAGAAGATGCAGTCGAGTGGATACAAGACCTGTTCGAAGCAGGTAACTACAACGATGCAACTGTTGCAGCCATGTAAGGAGAGAAACTATGTCTAGCACATACGATGAAGAAGTAAAAGAAATGATGCGGCAATTGATGCGCGTGATTGATGGCAATGATGGGTTAAGACCTGACGTTGCCATGCCTGCCCTGTTGTATGTGACAGGGTTTGTGTTGGGTCAAGCGAAGGAGGGCGTGCCGCTTACTACAATCTATTTACAGATCTGTAGTGAC